CCATTTGCTGAAGCGCTGAAGCCTGTGCAAAAGTAATTTGGCCCACATTTCCAAAATTAAAAGGTTGAAGTACTTCACGGGGATCACCATTCGTCAGTATCATTTTACCCGGACGCACTTCGGGTTTCGCGCCTCTCGGCAGTCGGGTTGCGTCGATAGCCAACATAGGATGTATGGTTAAGGACAATGCGTCAATACGAGCGCGTAGCTCAGTATCCAGTGCCTTCTGAGAGTTGTAGCCTTTCTCACAGACTCCGCGTCCCCAGAAACGTCCGGGTACTACGTCCCAAGGGAACGCAACAACAGGACGGTCTTGCATCATGTACGGATTAGCCTCTGCCTTTAGTAGTGTACCGCCGTTAGCGATAACTACGACAGCCTCAACGTACATAGAATCTGATTCAACGTCTACATCTTCTGCTTCAAGCAACTCACGAGGAACTAGACCGTAGTACTTCGTCAACCTAACCTTATCGTCGTTGTAGATCGTGAGGTCTTGGTCAGGCTCTAGGTCTGTGTCAGGAGCCGCTGACTCAACGTATACGTCTCTGTACACGCCTTGTTCTTGCATGAGTTCTACTTGGTGCTTAGATACGAACTCATCAATAGCAACACCCATAGCGTCGTCTACAGACGTTGCCACAGGGTCGATCAGGAAGTTCTGAGGTAGCACAGGCTTGAGCTTAACAACCACACGATCAGTGATATTCACGCCTACGGCTTGCAACTGTCCGTCCATGATGGGCTGGGTTGCTGGAGCCATCTCTTTTATCTCCTCCAGCACTACCTCACCGATGCCTGTTCCAAAGACAGCAGAGTTAATCAGGCACTCAGCGACAGCCTTTCGTACCTTAGTGTTGTCAAAATCTTCTGTTAGTTTCTTTCGGAGGTACTGGATGTCCTGCTTCTCAGGATCATTCATGTCGTCCGTAATATCAAACCACTTACCACGGCCAAAAGTGGCTTCTTCTAGTTCTGCTACGTTAGACTCTACAGCCTGTTGTAGTGCAGGAGAAATAATCCTACTACGCTCTGAGGCTCGTTCTGAGTCTGCTGGGTCCCACTGTCCACGCCAGAGTCGGTAGTATTCTTCAAACTTTGCTTCGTAGTTACTTTCGTAGTAATCACGCCAGTTTTCACATTTGGTCATTACCCACTCTTCCAGAGATTCCTCAATCATCAGAGGGTCTGGGCTGTAGATTCCATCTGCCATAGTATTTTCCTTTAAATAACTGCTACGCTGTAACCTAGTGTAAAAAACACTACAGCAGAGATAGCGTAGATGCCGTAAGTATTAAACTTTCTGTAAACTTCCTTACTCACTTTAGTATCCTGATACAATGTCTAGTACTTCGTGGTTGTCGATTTCAAAGTCGTAGTGGTAGGCCACTTTAGCTAGCTGGTCTATGTACGCCAAAGCATCAACCAAGTCATCGTGTGTCAAGGGGTCTGGGAACTGAAAGAGTTGATCTAAGAACCTGTTGTTCCACTCTCCCTTGTTTATGCTGATGTAGCCGTTCTCAAACCTGCCCTGCAGTGCCCACATTACCCGGTCAGTCTTCTTTTTGTTACCGTGGGTGAGTTCCTCAACCCTAAAGAACGTACCGTAACGCTTCTGGAGATCCATGAGCGGAGACATAACGGCTTGCTTTGCGATGCCTCGTTCAATACCAACGCTGACGGGTCTGTAGTCTCTAACGGCCTGAAATATCTTGGTGGCAGTCTCGTCAAGGCTCCACCGCCCGTATATAATGTTATCAACGTACCAACCATCAGGACTAACTTTAACAACAGCGATTGCGGTCTCATCTAGTTTAGAGTTCTTAGTCCTCTTCTTGTTTACTTCCTCAAAACCTGCTAAGTCAACAGCGATGTAGTAATCACCGACCTCAGGTTCTTCACCAAACTGTACCCAGTCTTCCTTGAACATCTCGGAACCTCTGGCTTCAAATGACGCCATAAATTCCTGACGAAACGCATAAGACGACATAGACTTCTTAGCCATGTCGATTTCTTCTGAGTCGAGTAACGGGTTATCATAAGACGTAAAGTGCCACCCTCTGTACGTAGGGTCGTCCCCTAGCTCTGCGTACTTGTACAACTCGTAGAAGTGGTTACGACCCATAGGTGTCCCTATGAACATCGCTTGACCCTTCTGGTCTGCCAGTGCTGGACGTAGGATCTGCTCCCATACATCGGGCTTCATATCCGCGTACTCGTCCATCACGAGAAACTTCAAGGACACACCACGCATAGTCTCGGGTCTGTCGGCTCCCTTTAGACTAATTGTGGCCCCGTTGACCAGCTTGATCTGCAGGTTGTTGATGTGCGAACCTGAGATGACAGGGTGTCCTAGCTCTAGCAGAGTCTGCCACATGATGTCACGGGCTTGTCCCTGCGTAGGCGCAACGTAAAAAACTTGACCTCTATCCGTCTGTAGAGCGTTAATAATGAGCATCCAAGCGGCTAGCCTAGATTTACCTGTTCGTCTTCCTGCGGCTACTACCTTGAACCGTGTAGGGTCAGAGTAGACCTCTTGCTGCCACGGTAGTAACTCTACGTTTAGATCAGTCAAACTCGTCTAGCTCTTCTTCTGTTAGCTCACGATCAGGGAGGTCCAAGGCGTCTATAGATCCGTTAAACTCTTGTAGCGTCTTGAATCTGTAGAACACCGCTGGTATCGCCCTACGACCCGTTAGCTTCTCTACAAAGTCCCACCCAGCTTTACCCGGAGGTATCGTTATGAACTCAAAGTCCATGTTCTTTGCTAGTAGTTTTTTTCGTATGGCGGTGCAACCGTGGCACCACTCAGACCCTATTACAGTCAGCATAGATTACGTTTATCTTTAGCTTCCGTTAAAGTTTACGAAGATTGCTGGTTGTTCTAGCAAATCAAAGGTTACTACAAACTCCATGTCACCCGCAGCCGTTGTAAACGCCTTGATAGCGTCACCTGCTTGTAGTACAAACACGGCGTTACCGTCAATTAACAAAAAGTCTTTAGCTGATATGTTACCACCGCCTAAAATATCTACACGGGTTCCGTCAACTTTGTCTACGTAGATGCCAGCACCGTTAGTAGAGCCACCTAAGTTACTAACAAAGAGCATATTCCAGTGCGCTACGTAACCACTAGGAACAGTAAACATAGTAGCTACATCTGTGGTTGTAACGTTAGTATTTCTTGTGTACAACATAGTTAGTACGTCCAGATTACAGGGGCTGTGCCCCGTGTATCTACATGAATAAAGTCACCAGCGACCCCTATACCACTAAATCCCAACTTTATAGCTTCTCTTATTATTGCGTACCGTTGAGCAGGCGTTGTTATCTTTATGTCTGCCGCTATTCCTTGCGAATGAGTGCCGGGTACGTTCTTTTTAGCTTCTATGGGGTGGTTAGGGCTTCTGTAGCCGCTGGTGATAATAAAAGGAAACCCACAGGACTCCCTGAGGTTGTCTAGTTTGTCTAGGAACTCAGGTTCCATCCGGTTTTCTCCGGTGTGTTGACAGTCAAACTCTTCAATCTGGAAGTATTTCACCGGAATCTCCGTCTACCGTAGCGTAGCCACTATCAAATGTACTGCCACTGGTCACTTCTGTCTGTCCTACGCCTGTAATGTTGATCTGTATGGCGTTTCTACCGGCATCTTTGATTACATCCCTCTCAAAAACACCGACAGGCAGTATACGATCCATAATTAGCTTCCACGCTGCTGCTTGGTTCTTATGTTCATCGTTAGTTGCAGCATCAAATATCGTTTGTAAGACTAATTCTGACTTAGGACTAGCTAACATACGAGCTTTGTACTCATTAATGATGCCAGCGTCACCCTTAGGCCTGCCTACTTTACCCCTAGAACCAGAGGTCTTAGCCTTAATTTCAGACTTCTTAGGCCTACCCCTCTGTCTCTTCCTTAAATTTACTTCCTTACGTTCTTTAGCTTGTTGGTAGAGGGTGTCCTTAGTAGCATCTTTCGTGCCTTCTTCAGACATTATCCAGTTTCCTTGTGTTTACCTGTGTTCGCATGAGTCCCCTGCCTGAGATGACCTGTGTGTCAGCTTAGTACAACAGAAGAGGGGATCTATACGAACGGTTTAGTAGTAACAACTTAGGCCCATCTTGCGGTGTACTCTAGATACATCTCAGTATCTACCTATTATTATACCATATTTTTAACTAAAAGTCAAGTGTTTTCTTACGTAAATAGTACCATTATTACTTAAGAGTCACCACTTGACATTACGTATTTAGCACTCTTGGAGAGACACGAGGAAAACACGAGGTAAATCAAGGGGATAGGGTGTTACTTGTGGTACCTCTTTTTTCCTAATTTTACCCTCTTGCAAACCTGAGTAGCTACAACAGTAATTAACACAAGTCAACCCCCTCCCCCCGTGTCAACACAAGGGGCACCCTAAGTCTAACACAAGACCACCACGAGCGCAAGGAAAAACATTGGTATTATTCACGTTGACTAAAGGGTTGACACGAGGCCGGACTTGTGGTAATCACGGGAGCCAAAGGCCTACCACAGACAACACGGGATGTCAAAAGAAATCTTGTGTAAAATTCACGGTTGACAAGTGTGTGTGCCTATGTTGGTACTTCAGGAGGCCTA